AACAGTGTCCCACCCGGTCGCGCTTGTTAAAGTTGTGTTTGAGTTCGCGATTCTGAAAGCCATTAGGGAATCTCGTTTATTTTCTCAAGTTTGTTTCCAAGGGCCTTAATAACCCCTTCCAGAACTTCCCGGGCGCGCAAATCGGCATCACCATAATTTGCCTTTGCCCATGCCAGGAGTTCCGCATTCGACGGAGAAGGCCGTAAAGAATCAATTTGCGATTGCGTTAAAGCCAATTCGGTTTCAATTCCTGACTTTGAAACGATTTGAGACTGTTTCGTCGTCTTGTCATACTCGATAAAGGTGTCGGCGTCGATCTTAATGTATTTCATGGAATCCCCGTCTATAATTTTTTATCATGAAATTGTTGACCTGTTATCCCAGGAAATGTTTGTCCTAATTTTTGACGCTGTGATGTTGTTGTTTGCATCGTAGAAATACCGCGCAATTACCCATCCCGTGTATGCCGTTGATGCTCCCGCCGGGGCCAACCCCTCGTAAACAATATTCCCGTTCGCATCAGTATCGAATTTTGTGTCCGGGATTGTCCGCCCCCACAATAACTCAAAATCTTTTTCGCTTAGGTTCATCGCATGATCGTCTGGGTTTTAACCCCGACCCCCTTAGCCACCCCGCGCCCGATGTTGTAGACGAATTGAGAAGCGACAATGAGAATAGCCGCTTTTTGTCTCTCCAAACTTCCAAACAGGGAAAGATGAAGCAAGATCAAATGCCCAGCAACCGTAATCACCCATTCCCCAGACAAGAAGCATGAAGAATATAAACCTCTATTCCGTTTATACAATGCGCGCGAAATATTGAAAGATGCAACGGCCAAAACAACCAAAATCCCTAGCGTGAACTGATTGACATCTCTCCACAAGGCGAAGGCGATAACCAAAGAATAAATCGTTCCATAGAATTCGGTTGTCCTCGTCGATTTCCTAAAACCCGGTGGGATTAGGCTCATTAGATCCTCCTTGCAAGAATGCTGGCCGCAACCGCCAAAGTCTTCAGCGCATCCTTAACGTCGGCCAAGGTCGAAATGTTTGCGTCCACCCATGCCTGGACTTGGGCCGGGGTCATCCCTTTAAGTGTCGCCAGTTTCCCGTATGTTTTAGCCGCCGTCGCGTCTATTTCGTCTTGTGTTGGGAGCGGGTCCGGGTCTTTCGGAAGCGGTGTGTTCCCGTCCGCAATCCATTTCTGGTAGGCTCGCCAATCCGTGTTTGCATTATCGGGAGGGATAAAAGCCCCATCCTCAATCCGCATCACACCAACCGAAATTAGTTTGTATGCCATTAGAGTTCCGCCTCTGCTGTGTAGTGTCCTGCCATCGATGCCGTGTCGACAGTCGATGCCAAAGCCACTCGGAAGTTCGAGAACCCGATATAATCGGCGGCCGCTGTTCTATTCGCGTTGTTGTCTGTATCGCGCCAAGAACCCGTCCCTCCCGTTGACGTGTTATACAGTGCCACAGTTGGCTGAGCACGTTTGGTGGTACTTAACGAAATTGGGTGAAGATGTGAAGTCCCGTTTGATCTGAATGCGATTGAACCAGTTGTGGTAGCTGTTCCTACCGATGTTCCCTGGTCGTAACTTTTTTCAAAATATCTTTGGCATAGTTCAAGTTCCGTGGCCATTGGCAATAGCTCGAACGGCGTCGCAACAGTTCCTACTTCAAGTTGAACCCCGGTGATGTAATACGTCGCCGCGTTCGTCCCAACGACCGACACGGCCCCGGTTACGCTCCGATAGTCTGCCGCCGCCCAAGCTCCCGCCGTTCCTGAAAAGGATGTTCCTACACCCAAACCGAGCCGCAAAACAATTCCTGCCCCGTTATCAGTCAACCAAGTCCCTGTCTGATCTCCGGGAATTGTGATTGTCTTATATTCCCATGTGCTAGTCGTAATGCTTGAGAATGTGAAAGGATACGACCTTGTTCCGGCCGAGTTTTGGAGAGAACCGCCGAAAACGCTCCCACCGCTCATGTTAGATCGAAACCAAAAAGAAAGAGTCACAGTTTTTGCATAGACCGTTCCCCATGCCAAATCCGTTACGTTAAAACCCTCAATGGCTTGAGTAATCGTAAAGGCCTCCCCAGCCCCAACGGAATACGAAGAAAGAGAATTGATCCCAAGGTGATGCGAGAACCCGACCGGAGGAGTTACACCATAATTTCTTTGGGCTGTAAATTTTGAAGCCACAGAACCATATATTCTCCACCTATCAACCGGGTAAAGGTTTCCAGTGGTCTGGGTTACAGATGCCCCTTCGTTCCGCTGGTCAATCCTCATATCCCCGTTGATTATTCGGTTTCGCAATGTTGTGTAGGCGGTTGCGATATTTTCTAGATAGTTGTAGTTCGCCATCAACTTGTCGGCGTCCGGCCAGTTCCCCGGCCCGTTATAAAGAACGTTCGGCATCGTCATAGTATTTCCTCCAAGTCAAATTCTGAAGTCTTGTTTTCGGTGTCGTGACGGTAGCCCACGACCTTGCAAAGCATCCCCTTCGCCGTCTGGTCCGCATCGCCGAAAAAATAAAGCGTCTTATCTCCGAAATAAGCGGACGTGTCTCCAAAGAACCACGGACGCGCGGGGATGTTGTCGTTGAACGTTAGGGAGACGGTGTCGGAGAGGTCAAGCCATTCCATGAGTTTTGTGCGGGCCTTCATTGACATACGCGGATATTTAAGAGCCGAGTAAAACCCGCCTGCAACGCCAGTTGCGACGTCTTTGTCTGGGGCAATTAATAGATTTCCACCATCAATCGTAAGCGTCCTCTTCCCATATTTTGCGACTGGACCATCTTTTGTATACCCATCGTCACCAACCGTAACGCTGTATTCCCCATATGTTGCCTTGACTTCAGAATATACACGGTCAACCCCGTCATCAAAGTTTGAAATGTCGATAAGATTTGTAGAAGAATCTAATAATTCATAATTTCCAATCACCACATTTTTAGAGCGGAAAAAGAAATCTTCTAATTCGTCAAATCCCCATTCGTAGTTTGCAAAACTTCCGATTTTTTGTATCGCGCTATAAACTGTATCGCCCGTGAAGTTCGCCATTTTTATTGTCGTAGACGATGATGTATAAATAAAATCGTATTGATCTAATATCGGGGATGCAGTTGATGGTGAAAGACTTGTAAAAGTTGACCGTATTTGAATGTATTGCAATGGGGTTGACGAAATCGAACCATTCACGGGGAGCCAGCTGTTCCACGCGCTTCCATCAGAGCTTGTTCTTGACTCAAACGTTATTGTCCCTCCATTAAGAGTATAGGTTGGGACCAGATTCCCGTAAGAGGTAGCAGGGAACCCGAGGTTTATTGCTCTTGATGTATGCTGGCCGGAGATCGAAGAAGTTGGAATATAAACATCCGTGAAATACCCCGAACCATGAGAAAGAACACCAACATACGTTGATGCCGGAAATTGCGTATATCCACCTGCGGAATATATTTTTGTCCCATTCCTATATATCTCAAGCAAACCGCTTGGTTGTCTTACGATCTCAAACGTGCTTGGGTTGATGTTTGGAATATCAAAATAAGCAAGAAGGTTTTTATATGTGAATCCGACGCTTGTGTATGAATACCAGATTCTGATATTTGTGCCTGATGCTCCACCATTGTAGTAGTATTCCATCGAATACCCATCTTGCAATTTTCTGTAAGCGTTGTTGTTTGCATCGACGGTATTACAAATAAAAAAGAATTCAAGATGGCATGATGTCGTGCTTATATTTGAAAAACTAATTTTCCATTCCCCATAACCTCTGGTACAATTCGTATACAAAGCCATTTCTTGTATTGTTGATTTTGCCTTGTTGCTTTCAACCGTCCAGGAATAAATATTTGTCCATGCCGGGTTGGACGTAAAATCTCCGTCCGCAAAACTGTCCAACAATTCAGTGTTTTGGTAATTTAATTTAATTGACCCGGGTGAGGTTGCCCCTTCTGTTTTATCGTATGTCCCGGAGTTAAAGTCCGCCTGTGTCGTTTCAATCTGCTGTGTGATAACTCCTTGACTGAGAAAAACGGCATCTACGTTTTGATTCCCTGAAGGAATCCCGGCTTCTGTTAGTAAATCCTTCACAAGAGATTCCATGGTAACGTCTTGTTTCCAGTAGCGGTAAGTTATTTTCACGGCAACACCAGATCCCGGTGCCGTAGTGAATGAAATTTTCGCCCCAAGAGTTGGCTCGTTAAGCTGTGAAATGCTGTAGTCTATCCCTGTCTTCTTCACCGCTCCGTTAAGAGAAACCTCTTTGACTATTCCGACCCCCGGGTGGACCGTCGTAAAATCTTTGTTGCTCCCGTTCCCAGTCCCCATGCTTTCGAGAGTAACGAGTGTGGAAACGTTCTCTGCGTTGGCATTTTCCAGAAGTGCTTCAAGTCCCCGCACATCAATTTGGACTGTGTCCGACGCCGCCGCTGTGCTAAACCCCGTGGCCACGCCAACGAACAGGGGAACGTATGTGGCGACTCCGGCTACTTCATAGCCGCTTTCGATTTTGAACTTTGTCCAATACGGTTCGAACCCATCTGGATAGGTGGACGTTGCGCCGAAATACCCCCCACGCTTCCCCGCCTTCCATTGCCGCCTCTCGTTCTTCAAGATAAGGTTCACGTTCGAGATTTTGAACTCGTTCAGTTTGTCCGTATCCAACTTGCCCGTAATCGGCGACACAGAAACGATCTCGTTTTCGGGCAGGACGGTCCAAGAGGATTCCCACGTGTAGGCGTTCAACGACTGGACCCAATACCTCCGCTTGTAGGAAATACGGCGCACGGACACCGTCGCCGGGCCCTTCTGGGCTTCCTTGAATGCGGCTGAGACTGTTTTCATACTTCCTTTAAGTCCATGACAACCTCATACCCGGCGCCCTTGTAGTTGGACATGTATTTGTCGTCCCAAGCGTTCGTCCAGTGGACGTAATAAACTTCCTCCGGCACGTTCACGCTTTCCGGTTGCCAAAGGAACGGCTGACCAGATTCTTTTATTGCTTTTAGACTGTCTCGCTCCATTTTTGATAAGTAAGTCCAGCGACACCGGGCCTCATATTTTCCTAAGCGACCGGATACGTTTCTAACATTCACTCGATGAATTGATCCGTCGCCGAGGGCGATTTCTTTAGACCGCTCACGCCATTTCGTGTCATAAGAAGAAAGATCTCGGGGGGTGTATGTTAATCCACAAGTGATAAATTCTCCTATTGATTTCTCTTGATTAGCTATTTTTGTAACCGAAACACCAACCCTCAAAGCAGATGTGCCAAATTGTGTAACTGGGATATATCTGTTCGATAAATCATCTGAAAAATTGGAGTAGACATTTATCCATGCAGATCCGTTCCACTGATCTACGACCCAATATTTGAAATTATAATTTTGAGCTATGAACCCGTCGATAACACGCCATTGCGCCACCCCTCCTTCAAAAAAATAAACGTAAAAATAAGCTAGTGTCAGGTCGTTGTTTGCGCCCGTCGTAGAAAATACTGGTGTTGTGCCTCTATCGTAAAGATACGAAAAAGCCCCCCCATGTGTGCTTGAAAACGCACATTGAGAGTCAATCCAATTCCGCGTGTGAATTAAAGGCTCACTCATTGTTGCCCCTATACCGCCAAATTCTTGTTTGCTTCGCCCACGTTTCGGATGGCCACCGCGAGGTGGACGCCTTCCGTTGTCCGGCGCAAGACTTCCTCTCCAAGTCTCCGCGCCACCACTTCAACGCTCGAAAGGTCCACGCTGTCCGCCGTGAACTGGACCGTTACGCCTCCCACGTTGATGATCGTCGAGCCGCCCCCGCCGCCGGACGATCCACCACCGCTTGAACCGAGGGAGGAAATGCCCCCCGAAGTGGTGGAGCCAGATGAAGGGCCGCCCGTTGTCTCCGTATTAGAAAACGTCTGCCCGTTACCTAGGTCCGTTGACGTTTTAAATTCTTGCGTCCCGTCGGACATTTTGGACGCTTCACCGAGAGCCTTTGACTGTTGTGCATACTGGGCCACAAGAACCGCCGTACCAGCAGAAGCGAGGGCGATCCCAACAACCCCTTTCCCTGCTTCCGCCGCCCATAATCGCGCGATGGCAATGGCCTTTTCGAGTGCCAGAATTACCCGCGCCCGCGCAAGCTGGGCTTTCGTATGGCCGGACTGCATGGAATTGATAATCGAAAGAGTCTCAAGGGTGTCTTCGACGACCTTAAAGGCCGCGTCACGCTTAATGATTGATTCCGCTTTCGTCAGTTGTACCACACGCGCCGCGTGGACTTTGTCGAGCTGTGCTAAAAGAGATTCTTTTGCCCGCGCGTCTGAAATCTCTTTATTGATTTTCGTCCGCTGTGCCTGTGTTTCTGCGTTAAGGAGCTGTTTTTTCTGTTCGAGCGTGTCCTGATTAAGTGAGAGAAGCTGTATATCAAGGGCCTCCGCCATTGCAAGAGCCCGTTGGGCTTCCGCTTCTTTTTCGTCGTTCAGCTTTTTCTCTTCTGCAATCTCTTGAGCCGACCGCGCCGCCGTCTGTTGGACCCTGGTATCAGAGTGAACCGCGTGGGCCTGCGTTGTTTTGTCGAATTCTTGGCGTATCATGTCACCTGATTCGAGCGTTATAGACTGGATTTTTCCCCACGTCTCTTTGGCTATATTCTCAATACTCCCAAAATCGCGCTTGACTAACGCCACGACGGCCCTACCGACCCCCTCAAATGTGGTGAATATCAACGCGGCCAGTGTCCCGAGAGCATCCCCAACCGCTCGGATGGAGTCGACACCCTTATTGAGCCACCCGACAAGAACAGTCAAAGCGGGGATGACAGCGTTTCCGACCGTGTCTTTTAGCTCGTTCCAGTTGTTGGATAAGCTCGAAGTCTCTTTTGAAAAACCTTCTTCCTTTAAAGCCGCGTCTCCGAACTTGGCCGAAAGGACATCGAGAACCTGTTGGCCGTTCTCCGCCCCGCCGATGAAGGCCCCAAACTCTTTCCGGGCCATCATCACGCCGCGTTCGTTTTTATTGATCAGGTTGGTGAGGGTTTCGGTGGTTGTGGCAAGGTCCTTTCCGGTCGCCACTGAAAGTGACATGGCAAGCTGGCTGGCCTTTTGGGCCTTCGTTGTGTCCCCTGTGATGCGGACGAACTTTGCCATTGTCTCAATTGCTTGGCCATCGGTGAACCGCGTCGCCGCCTGGATTCCCTGCGCCCATGCGTTGATCTGTTTTTGGCTGTCCTGGAATGACTGGCCGGAGGCTTCCACGGCGAATTTAAGCCTCCGCATGGCCTGATTTTCTTCTTCTGCCCCCTGCACCGCGGACTTAAAGAAAGCGCCTACCGCCGCCGCCGTGGCAAGGCCTCCCAGGGCCTTGCCAAGGTCTTTGAACCCCTCCGACGCTCCCGATACCTGCTTCCCCGCCTTTTCGGAATCCTGCCCAAGGGCTTTCAGTTTTTGGGAAACAACGTCGAGCTGTCCCGTTTCGGAGTTTACACGGACTGTCAGCTCGATCTTTTGGTCAGCCATTTGAAGGCTCCACTGTCACACGAACGGATCGAAATACATCAAGAAACGCCTTTACTTTCACTTTGGATGATTCCGCCTTACGTGCCAGGATTGCCCGCCAAATAGACAACATGACCCAATCGGCGACGGCTTCAATGTCCCCCACCCGCGCCCGCGCTTCTAGCGCGAGCCGGGCTTCCGGGTCCATTTTCATGATCTCTTTCGGCGTCATTAGTAGGCGGTGTCCGCGTTGGTCACGTCGATTTGTATGGCTTTTGAGTCCGGGGCGGAATAGTAACCAGTGAACGCCACCTTTGCGGCCAGAAGCCCGGAGTCATCACCAAACGGGAACGCGGTGTAGTGGGCCTCGTAGATATTCACGTCTACCGTCATGTAGTAGGTCGCCGCAATGAGGGGACCAACGGCGAGCATCCTGAGGGCTACGGCGGTGTTGGCCAAGAACTTCGTCCGCTCCGCTTCCGTTGAGAAGTAGATGGTAAAGCCACCCTTGATGTCGAGCTTCCCTGTGGTCACGATGTCGTTAACGTCTTGGGAGAGGTTCAGCGTTTTTAGACCGGAGGCATTGTTGTCGATTTCGATGTTCCATTCTTTGATGTCGGTGTTTGATGTCCCCGCGATTTTGAAGTCCATCGTATTGAACGCCAAATACTTCTGCGTCGGGAACGACGGGGAACCAATTGACGCCCCGGCGATTTCGGACTTAAACAGGACGTCCGCTTCGAACGTCCCGAGAGAATCAACTCCGCCACCTATGGATACCTTCTTCACGACTCCAAGTGAATATTTCTTTATGTCGATCCCATAATCGTGGAAAAACGTGTAGGAAGGTTTCTGATAACCGCTGTTCAAGGTGATGGTGTGTTTATACGCCGCCGACCCGCCCTGCTGTGCGGACGAAAGCCCTCCAAGGAGCGAACGAAAGAACTCCGGGCACGTTTGAGCGTCGAGATGTAATTTGATCTTTCCCGCGCCCGTCTTCGCCCCCGCGATGGGAGGCATCATGGTCGGGTCCCCCTTCAGCACGTCGTTTTCAAGGAGAGCCAAATCGTATTTCAACTCTGTCCCCTTAAGAACCGGGTACCATTTGGCCGGGGTCGTTTCTGCCGTGCCCCGCACCGCCTCTTTTTTAAGTCCGAACCTTTGCGCTTCGATGGGATACAGTGCCACGGTTAAGCCTCCTCTTTGAATTCAATAAAGTTTGGATTTCCTTTCAGTTTTTCAACCAAATCTGATCCGCTCAAAATCTCGCCGACCTTGAATTCGCCAAGCCCAGGGGCCCAGCATTCGCGGATGCACTTCAAGCGAATGGCCTTTCCTTCGCTTCTCATTTCTTTGTTTTTGTATTCGTTCATCATGGGGTCACCCCTTCGGTTACGTATACGATCTCCACTTCCATCACGAACCCAGCCCGAGGGTCTAGGTTCCCGTCATCCGTCACAACGTTTTTAATCTCCAACCATTTGGCGTTGCCGCCAAGCGTCCTATCTGTCTCCAAGGCGTGAGTCGTGTCTTCGATCAGGTTATCAAGCGGCCCTTGAGCATCAGAGAACCCGTCCGCGCTTTTTGCAAATCCGACAATAAAGAGCGTTATTGCGCTTTTAAACTGATTCCGCGTGATGTTTTCCCGCTTCTCCAGCGTCTTGCCGAGGAAGAGTGCGGGGAGTTCGCTATCTGCCACCGAATCCAGTGATGTCACCCCGCGTTTTACGAGGGCGACCGTGCTGTTGTATCCACCACCCGTAGTGATAAGCGGGAGAGTCGTGTTTTTGATGTAATCGAGGATGAGCTTTCGTTTAGAGTTCGCCACGATCAAACCCCGCTCTTGTCGCACCAAGAATAACTGCCGTCACGTCTTCCGTAAATGGCCCGATGGTGTCTTTGATCGCCCGGCGCAGATAGGATCGTTCCGGAATCGTGACAGCTGTCGCCATCCCGCGTTTCTTGTTGCTGCGCAAAATCACACCCCCATATTCGTGGATCGCCGCGTAAGGGATATTGTCAACGCCAAGGCGTACTAAGAACCCATCGCCATCTTCTTCCACATCTGCATACACATGGCTCCGCAATTGCTCTGAATGAACGCGAAGGATATCGCTGCTGTTCTTCCGTTCCCCTTTGTGTGACTTGGACATATATTTGTTCATTGACGTTGACCATGCGGACAGAGCAAATTTACCACACGCTTTTTTTAAAAGATCATTTATGAGCTTCCGCCCCTTGGAATAATTCCCGGCCACTCTCTGCAATTCTTCAACACCTTCCAAGACGAAATTAGACGGCATGGATAAAAGCCCTTTCCGACCTGTGTGGATTCAAAAGATTTTTGATCTGGTTCATAATCTCATCGTTCGAATAGGTCGTGGACCTGTCGCCAACATGCTCCGAAGTCACTCCGTATCTATTTGAGAGATACTGGCTCCTGTATGAGTACCCAACATAAAGGAGAACGGCTTCTTGAATCGAAGCCGGGACGTTCGCCAGGATATACCCAGCCGTGTAGATGACTTTAACGTTAGAAATCCCATTATTGAACGCGACGGCCTGATTGAAGAGCCTCAAAACTCCTGTGTTGTTGTCCACCACAACGTCCATGCTTACGTTAATTGCCGTCCCGGCGCCAAATGCTCTGTCAACGTCGTCATACAGGTTCGAAAGAGTCGTCACAGGGTATTGGTTCAGAATAAGGGTCCCAGTCCCATCCCCGTCGTAGTAGTCCGTGTTCACGCGGGAGAGCAAAAGCCTTTGCGTGTAATCGTTGGCAAAAATGGAAGCCCGGTTGATCATGTTCTCAACAACAGTGTCTTCTGTTGCGCCAGATATCTTCAAAAACGCCTTGGCGTCTGCCAGAGAAACAAGCGCGTTGACAGTATCGAGTGCCATTTATTTTTTACCGCGCGGTTTGACTTCTTCGGCCTTCACAGGCTCCACCGCTTTGATTTCTTCCCACTGCTTTGGAAAATCCGAAAACAACTGAATCGCTTTTTCATCGCACACGTCGACAATGTCACCGGTGCGGGCATAAACAAGTGTCCCGTCAGGTGATCCGCCGTGGTATCCTGGCCCTGTATGTTTTAGCTTTCTCATTTCGTCACCTCGTCCGGCCCGCGCGCAGGGGAGTGGGTCGCCCCACTCCCCCGCCGCTTGCCGTTTTATTAAGCGATGTTGTAACCCACGCCGATGGTCCGGTTAGAAGCCGTCGGGTAGATGTCTTTAAACGTCACGCGTTCTTTCGCAACCAACGCAACCTGGTCGCTTTCCGCATAGAGTTCGTTAAGAACTTTAACGGAGTTCGTCGCGCGCCGTTCGCCCATAACCCAACCCGGACGATAAACCATGTAGAGGGCCGTCTTGGTCGTGGTAACGCCGTCGTAAACGTTCGTCGCGTTTAAGTCTTCACGAACAAACCCGGACACAAACACCGGCATACCGTCCACGTTCCCGAGCGATCCGGTGATCGTGGTGGCGGCGTTTCCAAAGTTCTGCATGGTCACAACTTCGGTCAAACCAAGGAGCTTGGAGTAACCAACGGGGCCAGTGATGATGGCACAGTCGGCGGGATTAACGCCGTATTTGCCGAGTTTCACGCGAAGGGCTCGAAGGTTGGCAAGGCTGAACGTCGCCATATCGAGTTTGTAGGTCGCGCCGCCGTCGTTAGACGCCGCTCGGAGACCAAGGGCAATACGTCGGCGAGAATCCGCTCCGCCCGCTCCGATATCGCTGTCTTCGTGAGTTCCCGCGCTGTCTCCGTTCAGGATGAAGTCTTCACGGCCTTCCGCGATGGATTTCGCGATGTCACGGACCAACCACGGAAGGACAGGCACAATGGAGTCCTCGTCAAGCTCGCTAGAGGTGAGAACGCGGGCCGCGTGACCGACAGCGGTCAAGGTCGCGTTTCCGATGTTGGAACCGTCGCCAACGGTGATCTTGGTTTGCCCCGTGTCAGCGGTTTGTTCGGCATGTTTGAATGTCGAAATGCGAGCCAATCCCACAGGTAGCTTATAGGGGTTGGACGGCATAACGATGGTTCTGAACAGGTTCGGAACTTTCGCTTCCAACTGAACAAACTCAAACAATTCGTTGGAGAAGTTTGTGGGGACCCAGTCACCACCTTGCGCGGCGGTGGCAGTGTCGAGGGCTTTCTTAAATTCCCCGGCTCGCCGTTTCCATTCACCCCAAGACTTCAGGTGACTCACAGGCTTGCCAAGAATTTTGGACGCGACCACCATCTCGTCGATGTTCTGGCGGAGGTCTTTCGGCATTGACCCGATAATCTCGGATTCAGTGCGTTCTTGGGCGGACATTCCAGAAGCAAATTCCACCGATCGAGGAGTCGGTGCTGGCGCACTGGCAACCAACCCTTTGATTCCTTCCATTATCTGTTCTGGTAACGCTTGATTCCGTTCACCTGCTTTTTTCACTTCGTCGGCCAAGTCTCGGACCGACTTAATCACTTCATCCATGTTGGACATTTTATTTCCACGTCCTAAAGAGGGCGTTACCCCTCGCCGGGAAGTCCGGCGGACGGACACAAATCTTTTACTTCTGGTAAAGAGCCTTCGACACGTTGGCAATCGTCCGTTTAACAATCGCTTCGGAGTCTGGATTAATTGCGCCGACAACGGAAGCAAGCTCCTTGATCACGTTGTGTAGTTTCCCGATCTCCTCCGGAGAAACCTCGTCATGTTCTGTAATGATCTCATTGAGCAAGGCCGTCGCCGTTCCAACAAGTGACAGTTTTGACTTGTCGAGCGGTTGGCCCTTAACGATCCGCGCAAGGGTTATCAGTTGCTCGAGAGAGGATTCAAGCTTCTCTACCGGACCCCGCGTTGGCTCGCTGAAGGTGTTAACAAGGAATGTGGTCCCGTCCGCGCCCTTCGTTATCGCCCCCTCTCCAAGGCATTTGATAGCCATCTCCGCCAGGTCGCGCCCAACAATGGCGCCGGGATTGGCCGGGATGCTCACCGCCGAATACTCCAAAAGCTCCGCATCTGTCCACACAACGCCTTTAGAATTCTGTTCTGGAACCTGTTCCATGACGTGGTTTTTGGGGATGAATCCTACGGAGAACGCATTGAGGAACCCGCGCTCGTATAGCCCGAATATCTCCGCACCACGCTCGCTCTCGGTGTCGAATTCCGTCACCGCCGAAAGTCCGTTTTCGTCCTCTTTGATGTCCACGGCCCGCCCAATGGGTGGCTGTGACCCGTCATGGCCCCATAAAACGATGGGGTTTTTCTTGTAATTCGTAAGGTCCCACGCGCCGGGGGAAAACTTTTCCAGCGTCCGGTCCCACTCGTAAGTGGAGACGTAGGCCGTCACCAATTTCTTCTCGGAGTCCACGCTTTTCGCGTAGGCCAATTTCTGTTTTCGTTCCATTTTCATCTCCTTCATTTTAAGAGCCACACCGCGAATTTGTCCGTTGATTCCGTCTTGTGTTGGTGACAGAACGCCTTATATCCGTGATACGAAAGCCCCATCGTTTGAGCGCATCTGTCGCAATGGTCAATCCCCATGCGGTCGAGGTATGCCATGGTCACCGTCACAGAGATGTTGCTGGCCGCCGCCGTCACCGTTGAGGCCCAGACATTCGGGGACAAACGCTTCGACATACGGAGCAGGAGTAATGCCAATCGCGCCCGCATTATTTCGGCCCCTCAAACAGACAGTCACAACGACACCGACATATTTCCTCGGGTGGGCCCGCTGGGTCCCCCGGCCACTGCAAAGGCGATTCACCGACGCTGAATGGAGTTTTAAGGTCTGTTTCGACCCCTTCCATTGCCAGGTGAGTCTCCCGCACGCGGTTATCCCGCGCGGTGATCCACGTCTTCCGCTCCGCCCCAAGGTCGGACGCCGCCTGGAAGCTCCCGGCATGGGCGGACCCGAGCATTTCGGTTGTGGCGATGTTTTCGGATCGTGCCTCGTTGGCGAATGAATAAATCTCGTCGATCCGGTTCTTGATAAGGTCAATCGTTTCGGACTGTGAAAGCCCCGTCGCCACGGCCTCGGAAACGCTCTCGACAACTGCGTCAGACAACTGCTCACGGGTGTAAAGCGACACCTCTTGAGCCAGTTTTAGGCGTTTCCGCTCCACCCACACCCCCGCCGCGCTCGCGTTGATGGCGTAAGGCATCCCCGGCTTCATTTTATGGGCCTGTCGCTTGCCGAAAGACACATACACGTTCATGATTTTAGGCTCCGCCGCCCGCGCGAGTAGCTCTTTCTCTTTGTCAAAATCAAAAATACTCCCGATTTCGTCGCCCTGAACCTTCACGTTCTTCATGTTCTTCGGGATGATCTGGCCCGCCATGGCGTCAAATTTGGCCATTACACGGTTCTTCTGCCCCTTGAAATAGGCCCGCATGGTCGATTTCATGGCCTGTTCGAATGGGGTAAAGTCCCTGTCGAACTTTTTCCAGTGGAGGTCATTGACCGATTCCGGCTCTAGGCCTTTCGTGGCCGCGGCCTTTTTCGGTTCATCCTTCGCATCATCTACGGGTTGATCCGTCGCGTCTGGCTTAGTTCCCGCATCATCCGCAATCTCAAAAGGAAGGTCTAAAGCTTCCACCACCTGTCCAAGGGGGACACCCATGTTTACGTAAATCTGCGCCACGGCGGCCCGCGCCGCTTCGTCTTCGCGCAATGCCTCCACTTTTGAAAGGTCAGCCTGGATGATCGTCTTGTCGTCGCCCGTTATCTGCGCGACCCGCATGGTCATGATGGATTCAAACTTTCGGATTTCCGGGATCATTGTTTGTGTCCAGAAAACCTTCGTCTGCTCCTTCATGTTTGAATAGTTTGCCTGGTCGAGGATTCCTACCATCGATTGAGGAACGCCAAAAGCGGCCAGAACCTCTTCCCGGAGCATCTTCCGGAGATTCACAAAGTCCATGTCTTTGTGGAGTCTGTTGACCTCGATGTATTTGAGTCCGCCCAGGACGGCTATTTTCCCCCGGTTCTTCGGTCCCTCATAGGCTTTCTTCCACGCGGTCAAAGCCCGTTTCTGCTCGTCGGCGCTTAGTGCCGTTGGAGATTCGAGGATAGCGTCGGGCCGTGTGCTGTTTGCGAAGAAGTAACGATTCCACGCATCAGCGAATAGGTCAGCCGTTACCGCATTTTTAACCGCCGTCAAAGAACCCTGCCCATACTGGAGGTCTGTCGGTGTCGCCTCGCGGATGTGGATAATGCGCTCGGGAGCAAAGTTTTGGGTGTGCCCGTTGACGCTATAGACATATCCGGAAACAAAGTTTTTTGAGTCCGATTTTACCGTCACCTTGTGCGGTTGGAGCGGCCACAGCTCCGTTGGTGCCCGCGTCCCATCCGGCTCACAAATGATAAAGGCGTTTCCCGTAAGTTTCGATGAGAGGGAGAGGAGTCTCCGGAACTCCATCCCGGACATGTTAGGGTTCGGGTTATTTAAAATTTCCCGGAACGGGTGTTTTTCGTTTACCGCCCAAGCCCCGTCTTTTCCTTGGGTGTATGGAAGGAAGTCGATCATTGAAAAGGCATTGGCGATGATGTTCGCGCACGAGTAGACCCACGTGTGGACTCCAAATGCGTCGATTGAATCGGAGAATGGCTCTGGCGTTGGGATGCCAAGATCTGACGAAATTAACCCCGCTGACGACGCAACCTCAATCTTTTGCGCTGGAAATTCTTTTGTAGTGGAATTAACTTTCTTGCTCATTGTTCATCCCCTTCTACAATCTCATCATCCTGACTATTTTCAATATATACTGACACGTTGCCAATCCCACCTTTAAAATATATAATTGAAGAAGTAAAAGCATCAATATCATCATCGTGTTCTACTTCTGGAAAGCTAGCCGTATTTTCTATAAAATCAGATGCCCACGGTTGATCTTCAGGTATAAATATTTTACCAGCTTCAAGAGTAGGTGCAACCAAATTTGCTCTTAAAATTTTGTCCTTACCTTTTGCATCAAAAGCAACAACCGGGATACATGAATCACGGCGCAAATCTTGTATGATTTGTTGGCCAGATGATTTATCTTCAACAACAACCACATCTGCTGGACTAGAATTTTGATATAATGTGATTGCACGTTTCAAATCTGGATATTCCATGCGCTCTTTAACAAGTTTTTCAAGATAATAACCATTGGCACACTTTGCAATTAAAAATCCAGCACTAAAATCATTTGTCTCACCTGTTTTAACAGCCGTGTCCCAAAACCACCCACGTTTTTCAACCACTGGTAATTCTTTATAAAATTTCCACCAAGCACGTTTAAAAATTGAACCCTCTACACTTACGGGGGCTTGTTGAAATTGAGCATTGAAAGCCCTTGTACCCATACGTACTTTTTGAGTATCAAGTGATTTAGCAGAATGACGTTCTGGCCAAAGCACATCACCAACACTTCGATCAATAATTGTACCAGACATTGGAAAAATAATTCTTTCGTTCTTATCTGCAATAGCTGGTAAACTCAAATGTGTCCACTCATTATCTTTGAGTACAGATCCAGTAAGATCCCCTCTGTGTGTACGTTGTTCAATGGCAACAATTGCAGAGGATTCATCATCAAGACGTGTTGACAGTGTGGCCCTATAAAATTCAATAGCTGATTCTCTATCGGCCTTGGATTCAGCAGAAAACGGATTAATAAGATCGTCAATAACAAGTCTTGTACAACCTTTTCCAGTTACCGTACCACCAACAGAAGTGGCAATCATATGTCCACGTGAAGTATTTTGAAATTCAGCCTTCTGATTTTGATCATCAGCCATACGAACACGATTTCCCCATTTTTCTTTGTACCAGTCAGACTCAATAATTAATCTACGATCCCGAGAATGTTTGACAGATAAGCCTGATGCATATGAACAAAACACCCAACGTGTCCAAGGAGCAATCGTCCATGACCAGGAAGGCCACAATACAGACACCAAGGTTGATTTCCCATATCGTGGAGGAATGTTGATAATTAATCGTTTAATCTGTCCAGCGTCTACAGCTTCAAGATGTTCTGCAATTGCATCAATATGCCAAGACGGCATAAATTTTCGTGCTGGTTCAACAATATGCCATGCTCCATTAATAAAATCCTTAAGAGGCATCTTTGGAATATATAATTGTTGTGCTACGCGTGAATAAATTTTAGAGCGTATAAAATCGCTCTGTAAATAACCACCACGTTGCACAGCTACAGTCATTGTGCTATGACCTCATCTTCTTTAACTGTACCAGTGAGCCTTGCAGACATATCAATTAAATCTTTGGCAACTGATTGTGTGATATTCAATGCCGTCTTACAATGAGGACAAAAATCAGGAACATTAACGCGCACAGCTTCAATTACTTCATTAACAACGGCATCAAGCGTTTTCATAGCAAATTCATGTCTTACACGTTCACCATATTTATTTCTATCAAGAGATTTGAGCATGAACATTAGAACTGGATCACTACCACCAGTTGTTGCACGTTCAATAGCACATTTTTCTAAATTCTCAATCATTTCTTCACTAGCTTGCTTCATTAATTCAGCAAATTCTGGTTGCTCTTTTGCCCATTTATCAATGGTTGTTCTAGATAGTCCAGCTAGTCTAGCCGCAATGGACTTAGTACCAAATTTTGTGTACTCTTCAAGAAAAATTCGTTTTCGTTCAGCCATGATTTGTATAAGTAACTGCTTTTTTTCTTTTTTACGCGCGAACTGTGCAATCTTTTTTCTCTTGATCATATTGTTAATTATTTTTACCCCATGATAAAAAGAACATTTTATCAGCAGTTGCAGTTTAGCATGCCGTGATTTCTTTGTCAAGTATTTTAGATCACATTTGTGTAAACGACTTGTAAACGATATACTTGACAAAACGCCTCTTTTGTGGTATAATTAAAGTATAGGATGGATTGGGGGGATACTTGACAAACTACCCCAAGTCATGCTAAAATAAAGGTAGAAAGAAACGATGGAACACAAAAGGAGATTCAAAATGAAAAACACAAAAGGCGTGATGATCGTGAGTTACGAAAAAGGAAATGGAAACTTCATGGTAAACACCATTCAAATTGAATCATTCAAGGATGCATTGCTTAAATTTTTTCACTCTTCAGAAGTAACAGCATATGAAGTATTCGAAGTGATCATCTACAATGAAGGATCGAGGACGATCTACACCAAAAAAGAGATGATGGATGAATATCAAAGAAAAGGGGGCAAAAAATGAATATAAAACTCATAGTTGTCCAATTTTTAGGAGGATTGGTTGGAATGATAGCAGTAGTGATATTGATTATTTCAGAAAAAAGGAGCAAGTGACCATGAACATCACATTGAAAATCAATGCGGATAATGCGGCATTTGAGCTGAGCGCTGGTCAAGAAGTATCAAGGATTTTAATGGAGACTTCCTACAATGAACACCTTCAAGATTGGGACGGCACACAAGAATTTTCTTTGTCAATCAGGGACATCAATGGAAACAAAATTGGTGAAATAAAAGGAGAAAATCAATGAATCAAGTTCAAGATCATCAAACGGCAACCACAATCGTTAGACAAATTGGAATGCAAAATATTCTTGCTATCTCTGGTGGTCGTAAATATTTAATTCCATCCAATGCACAACATGGAGCGGGGGTTCGCCTACCAGTATCTAACGGACATCACGTGGAGGTTATCTATGAATTAAATGACACTTACACCGTGAGAGGATATTTTGAACGTAAAGGCAAAAGGACTATCACACACCAATTTTTCGATGTCTATTGTGACCAACTGGGAGAGATTGCATACAAAGCCAGTTGCTATCACGATAAAAAAGGAGATTAATCATGAGTCTAACCGTTAAGCTTGATATCATGGACAACGAACAACAGGCGCACGACATGGCCAAAGTCATGAAACATCTCGAAACCTTAAAACTCATGGCCGAAGAGGGCAAAGACACTGTACCAATTAAAATGGAAGGAGATCTTCCAGCAGTGGTATATATCAAAAATGCTGGAGCAACAGCAGGTGTTTGGGCAGTAGTTAGCTCTTGGAAATTCCAATAAGTACACAAAGGAGAAACACAATGAAATCAAAAAATGAAGATGTTGCAATCGAAGCACCTCCCACACTTCCGGAACCTGGTTTTGTGAGGACGGACATGGGACGACCCAAGGTCAAGAAAGTGGTTGAAACAGCAAAAAAGATCGATCAAGAAGTAAAAAAGACCGTTGCAACCATTAACAAAGAGTAGAGCAACAAAAAGGAAAAAGCTTCTGTGAATATGCTCATTGGGGCCACTACCAATGGCAAATTCAAGTTCAACAAATCACAGTTTACAAATACCCGCGAAGCTGTGATTGCGCTTAAACAAACCATCGATGATCTACACGAAAAGGGGCTTCGAGAGATTATTTTGTCATTTAAAAAATAATCAAAAGAACGTTTTCCCATCAATTAAAGGTGGGTAAACGTGGGGGGTTTAAAAGACCCTCGACGTTTAAATCAGCAGTAAGGGGTGATGATATGAAATTCGAGTCTTCCAGAATAGAGAAAAACGCCAAGAAATATATACTTGACGAAAAGGCCAAAACGAACGATATTTTAAGGGAAAGTTCCCTAGGGGTAAACGATCTTCGATCGTTGAAAACAAACACAAAAGGTCCAATTAATATAGAATTAACTATCTTAGGTAATCCTGTGCCTTACAAAAGAGAACGCATCAATATGAGAGCCGTCTCCAGATGGCTTAGAGTTAAAATGAAAGGAAATCCCTATAGATTTGGACCATTGACCTATACACCATCTGAATGCACAACATGGCGTAAACGCATTCAAAAAGGTTTACCACATAAACCCATGCTTAAAGGAAAAATTAGTGTTTGGGTTACTTGGTACAGGGCCAAAGATTGGAAAGATTCAATTCATTATTTGAGGCCAGACGGTGACA